GCGACATACCCCGCCGCTTCCACAACATCCTCCGCCTCCACCTGAGCCCGACCATTCACCGCCGCACTCGCCTTTGCCATCGGAATCAGGTTCTGAACCACCCGTCTCGGGGTCAGCCCAAACGCGGCCATGATGGCCGTGGTCACCGCAATCGCCTCTTCTGTCGGCAGAAGCTGCTCTGCGATGGTGCGCAGGAGCACAATCGTCTCCCACACCACATGCTGACCCTTCACCTGGTGCTGTCCAAACTCCCCATTAAACGCCTTGGTCACCAGCTCAATCTGATGCTCCCCGGCCATTTCAACAGGGATCTGAACCCCAAACCGATCTCTCACCGGCCGCTCTATGGGAACATCATTCCCACAAGCAACGATGGTATCGAGAGGGAGTTTTCGATCAATCCCGGCCCTCGCAAACCTCCGATTCTGCATGGGCATCAGCAGCACATGCATGGTGGTTGCGGTGACCTTGTCGATCTCATCGAACAGCACGAACTTTCTGTTCAACAGGCTCGCTCCATCCAGGTATTCATAAATCCCCTGCTGAAGCTTCCCCGCGTTCAAAAAACCCGTGAGCTGTTCCTCTCCCGCCCCTCTATACCCCGCACCTACAAAGGTGTCGGAGCCAGAAGGGTCCAACTTCCCCAGAAGCTCAAGAGCGAGATGAGTCTTCGCCTCTCCCGGCCCACCAACCAGCAGAATATGCTGATTCGCGACCATCCCAAGGCCAATCCCCCTACTCACCCTCTCCATTCCAAGAAACTTGGTCTCGATGAGAGAACCAAACGCAGCGAGTGCGTTTGTCGTGTTTTCCATTCCCTCACCTCCTCACTTGCCCTAGTTGGGCTGGCGGTGGCAATTGTGGCTGCCACCACACCGGGGATCAGAATCCCATTCCCTTGATCCGCGTTTCCGCGGCCTCGATTTTCCGCTCGATCTCCTCACATGCCCCGTTCAGTCTCCCAATGTCCCAAAGCTGGTACGAGATCCACCACATGATGACCATCGTGAATCCCACGATGGCCCCAAACGCCCACGGACTCAGATGGCTGGTTCTCGCACTAACCTGATAAAGCCCCGTGAGAATTCCAGGGACGATGGCCAGGATGGCCCCACTCTTCCTGATTCTGCGCTTCATTTCTCTCACCTCCCTCCAGGGGTTCCCACTCTGCGTCAGTGTTAAAGCAGGGTCACCACCTTACCGGCGTCCCTGACCCACTGAACCCAGAACTTCCGGACCTCCCCATCTCCTGGGGGCCTGATCCCCAAACTTCTCACCGCACTTGCGCTGATCGTGATCCGGCTGGCGGATTCTCCCTCCACCAACGCCACGATGGGTTCATTCTGAACCTTGTAGATCAAGATCGTGAACGCGTGGGTCTCCGACCCTTTTTCATCCGAAATCTCCAGCATCGTGGCATCTCTCCGGGTGGTGCGGGCGCTGGTCCACCCACTGCACAGCAGCAAGTCCCCAAACGTCATCCCACCACTCGGATGGAGTGTGCCCTGAACTCTGATCTTTGTCATTCTTCTCACCCACTCTGCGTTAGTTTGTGTGATGGGAACCGGGACGGGGCTCGGAGAGAGGAATTCCGCTGGCGCGAAGGATCGCGCTCCTCCCCGTCCCGGCGAAGCTCACAGCAGATCCATGAACTGCGTTTCTTTCGTGATCCTCACAACTTCCCCATCCAACATCTCAACCTGTTGGATCGCAGATTCGATCCGCTCCACCCTTATACGGTCCAGTTTCTTAACCTTGGTGGGATCGAACTCCGCCAGTTCCTTTTCGTGGGCTGCGAGGCGCCGCCTCGTACTCTCCGCCCACCCTTCCTTATCCTTCAAATCCCGCTTGTCCTCCACAATCATCCGCTTCAACCGGGAAGCGGTGAGTGCGTGCTGCTCCTTTTCGAACTTCTCCGCCGCTGCCGTCGCGGCTGCGAGGCTGGATTTGAGTCCCAGCAGGAGCTTCGCTTTGTTGTAATCGTTCGCCATGTTTCACCCCCAAACATCTACGTTTTGAGTGAGACCTAACCACGTTTCTGGGGTTCGGACAGTGTGGGCCTGGGAGTAAATCCCCTCCCCATACTGCACTTCCAAAACCACCCCCATCACGCTGTGCCTCAGGCTCACCCTGTACAGCACAGGAAACGTTGGGATGCCGAAGGTCATGGGTTAGAACTTCGCTTTGTCCAGTTGCGAATTCGGCAGCGCGGCGGGCCCACGATTCAGCTTGGGCTTCTTCACCAACCCGCGCGCATACCACCGCTCACTGATCCTCCCCTTGGCCGCTTTCAGCCCTGGGTCCCGTTCCTTGGACTTCTTGTCCGCGAGTTCCTCGGCTGGTGTGCGATAAGGCATTTCCTCACCCCCAATCTGCGTTAGAGCGTTAGAGTGTGTTGGAACGGGGCGTTTATGGCAGTCCGTGATAGTGAGTGCCCCGTAATTTCATCTCACCCACTCGATCAGTTCAAATCATCCGAAGTCTTGAATCCCAACCGCTTCAGCATGTTCTCCACCACATTAATGGTGGGTTTCGTCGCCGGCTTCTTGGTACAGGTGTCCGCGACGATCAGCATTCTTCCCGTGTTCCCCTCGGCGCAGTAGTCTCGGATCTGCTGGACGATGCCCCGAATGGTTGATTCCAATTCGAATTCATCCAGCGTTTCCAAGTCCACTTCGCCGCCATGTTCGCGGCAAACAACACGGACTGCCATCTGGGTTTCCTCTCCTCAGACTGTCTCACCAGCACTTTGCCGATGAGAAAATCCCCCCGAGTGGAGGGATTTTCCGATCATGTGAGATAGTCCGGCACCGCGTGCGTGATGCGCAAAACCCGCATGGCTTCCTGCGCCACCTTGGGCTTCCCGCGTCGGGCATTCCGTGCAGCAGCCCTTCGGTTCCGCGCGGACCGCGTGTTTAGGAGCGTGCGATTTTTCGCCGTTTTCCCCGAATACGCTTCACTCCATCGTCTGACGCTAGGTTCCGGTCCCTGACTCGGAGTTTTGGGCGGAAGTCCGCGTACTTCGATGGAATTCGCTGTTAGCGCCACCTTGGCCAGAGTTTCCACGTCCCACTCCGAGATTGCGCCCGGATCGAGATGTGCGATTAGCCTCAGCAAAATCATGTCCTGCCGTTCCTGCTGATCCCGGACAAACCGGGGATGCAGTCCTGGCGCGGGACTTGACGCCACGTCAAGTTTGTAGTGCGGGATCGCGCTTTGAGCCTTTGCCCTAGCCTGCGCCGCATGGTGGCGTCCGACCTTGCGTCGGAAACTCTGATTCGCCGTGGCGCGCTTTTTTGCGCGCAATTTCTGCATCCTCCTGGTTTGAGTCGTCTGGACCGATCTCGGGCGGCGTGCCCGCGTCTCTCGGTCGTCTGAACCATACTAAAGCAAGGGCCAGACCAAGGATTGGAATCGATATAAGTTGTTTGTTTTCAACGACTTGGCCGGATTGGTGGTTCGGCACGTTGCTTGCATGTCCTAAAAAGTGTGCAACCCTTGCAGGCACTTCTTGCAGACCTCCGCAGATTCTGCGTAGCGCGTGGTTGGCACGTCACTTGCAGGGGGAGGGGCGGAAGAAAAATGCCGACCCCGGCATGAAGGTTGCAGGGGAGCAAGAACCATGCCAGCCCTCCCCCAAAAGTTTGGCACGAAAATTGCGGTGGTGCATATTGCCCCGGAGGCCCCCAGAGGGGTACAGTGGGGTAGGAGGTGAGGATCTGTGGAACAGCCGAAGTGCCTTAGGGTGGTGTGGGTGGATGCGATGATTGATGTCAGTGAGGAGGGGGAGAGGAAGGATATTCCGATCCAGGTTCCCTCGCAAACGACGATTACGGTTGGGTGGTTGGTGAAGGAGAGTAGGAATATGTTGGTCCTTTCCACTGACTGGGTGGAAGAGGGCGGGTTGTTCTCAGGGATTCTGCGGATCCCAAAGAAATGGATCAAGACTGTGGTGTCGCTTGGGCCGCTGGACTCATTGATGGGGAAGGGTGCATCACGACGAGGAAAGGGGCAGGTGGACCAAAGCCTCAAGTGAGGGTGAAGATGACGAGTATCAATGGGATTGAGCGGTTGAGAGAGGTATTGGGTGGGCGGATTACGAGTGTGGATAGGATTGGGAAGCCAACCTGGCAGTGGATGGTTGCGGGGAAGGGAGAGGTTAGGAGGGTGCTGGAGATGGTGGTGGGGGAGTTGGTGGTGAAGCAGCCGGAGGCGAGGGAGGTGCTGAGGTTGTTGGATTTGCTGGACGGCAGGAAGCCGGGGGTGGCATACTCCGCGCAAGAAGCGTGCCAGATCGAAGAGACGTACTGGCAGCTCAGGGAAATGAAGAAGAGAGCTTGAGGTGAAGGCCCGGCAGCGCTAACCAGGTCGCCAGAGCTGGGAAGGTGGGCTTCCTCCCTCGCCCACCCCGACGCGCCGGGCCTTTCCTACCCGCAGGAGGATGAACATGGCGAAGAAGGAAAAGAACCTCGGGACCATGGTGAGTGGGGTTGTTGGTGCGGTGAAGGAGAATGCAGGGGGGTTGGCCCTGGGTGCGAGTAGGCATCTGGGGCATTTTGCTGATGTGGGCCTTTATGACACGGAGTTTTCGCTGCGTGCGAAGGCTGGGGTGCTGGAGTCGATTTCGCTAAAGCATATCTACGACAACCCGAACCTTGCGCTGAAGATTTCGGACAAGGCGATCAGCACGGCCAGGATGGCGAAGGTGGTTGGAGGGATTCGGAAGGTTGGAGCGCAGTTGGTTGAGGGTGCGGGAGAGACGATGTTGATGGGGACCTATGCTGCGAAGGCTGGGGCGGAGGAGTTTAAGGAACACTTCCCTGAGATGGTCGCGAGGAAGGGGAAGGTACGGGGAGCGAGGAGGGGCGGATGAGCTGGGATTTGGAAGAGCCTACTGGGGGATTTTCGGAACCGGGGAACCCGAAGAGCCGGGCGGATGCGCTGCAGGAACGGCTCAAGGCGATGAAGCAAAAGCTGAATGCGCCAGATGAATCCAAGCCGTTTGAGACTTATGGGAAGAGGTCAGGACCGGTGCCGCGGGGGTTGAAGGGGAATATCGGGAATGTGAAGAAGGCGTTGGAGGGGGCGAGGGATAAGATGTGGAAGATCTCGAACGATTTTAATAAGGGACGGGCGGAGTTGCGGGAGGAACTGTTTGACCAGCAGCGGGAGGTGGAGCGGCTGCGGGGGACTGGGAAGGAGCTCGAGAAGAAGTTGGGCCCCACGGATCCGAAGAGTATGTTGCTGAATTTCGTTGATCTGAAGGGGATCCAGCGCATGTTGGATAAGGGGAGGAACCGCCAATGAGCCATCCGTACTCGCCGTATCCGGGGAATCCGCCAGGTGCGCCGAAGCTTTCGACCATTGGGTTGCATCGGGGGAGTGGGCATGGGGGGACCAACGCGGATCAGGAGCTGGGGCTTTATTTGCGCACTGCGGTTACTGGAACCACCCGGGGTCCGGTGAATCCGGTTACGGATACTTGGGTGGATGCGGACTGCTCTACCAGTTACTTTATCAAGGGCGCGAACGCGGATGTTTATAAGAATGCGCTTGCAGCGCGGGGGATGAATGTTGGGACGGACTGGGTTGAGCATGTGATGACGGGGGGCGAGGCGTTTCCGGGGAAGACGGCGGTGACGATTCATGGGGCGAGTGTGAAACACTTCATCTCGTTCTTCGATCAGACGGATATAGTCCATGGATTCCCACCACTTTACATCAAGGCGATTAAGGATGTGAGTCGGGTGAATACCAGGATTGGGTTCTGGTTTCACTCGAATCATATTAACACTGGGGAGACTTATTCGCTGTGGCAGAACCCACTACGCATCGCCGCGCGCGATTACCTTATGGTAGGGAGTCCGAGGGTGATTGTTGGGGTTTGTAATGGGACGACTATTGTGGATGACGAAGAGCCGGATACGTGGAATCCGGATGGCGTTGTGAGGTGTCTGGCGAACGAATCTACGTATTTGGGAGATGGGTTTGTTAGTGATGTGAGTGGGCATAGTTGGATCACGGATTTTCGAAGCGCGGGGTATGCGGCAGCGTATGCGGCTGCGCAGTTGTCGCAGCACAATACCTATTGGTCACTTGGGGTGCGGAAGCCGGATAGTTGGACCAGCGATAATTTGCTGAAGCAGTTCATTGACGGGGATGCGACGAACACCCCGGCTGGGGTGACGGATGCGGCGTGGGGAGCGGGGATTGATCGGTGGATCCAGGCCATGCAACTCACCTTCCAACCACTCGGGTACCCGACCCCGGTGGTGTGGGGGAATGTGGGGGATCCATCTAGGGCGGTGGATTATGTGAACACCGGACCGTTTGGGCAGTACTGGGAGCACAGCTTCATGGGGGCGAGTCGCGCGATCAGCCTGACGAACGTGCGGGCGGGGTTGGATAAGGTTAAGGCGCAGAACCAGTGGGTGACCATTTCGTATCGCAAGGGGATCAGCCCTTCGGCAACTAATGACGAGTATGTGGAGACGGCGGGGAATCCGGAGTTCGCGCAGATTGTGGAGTATGTGCGGCAGAACAACATGGCGAATCGGGTTCATGTTGGGATGTTTGCGGCGGGTGGGAGCGGCAGCACCGATGGGTATTTGTTCTGGCAGCCGGGGATGCGGAGGCCGGAGTGATCACGAACTATGACCGGAAGCTGGAATGTGAGTTGATGGCGGATGCGTGCAAACGCAGCTTCTGGCATTTCCTACTTTACGCGTTCGGGGTGAAGAACTTCATGGACGCGAATCCGCAGAACCAATGGCTCACCACGCGGATTCACAAACCCCTCGCGGACTTCTTGGATAAGAAGGGGAAGGAGTGGATGGCCACGAGGGCCACTAGGAAAACGCCCATGAAGATCATGGTGGTTTGGCCCCGGGGGTGCGGGAAAACCACCATCGTGACCAAGGCGTTTCAGCTTTGGCTCCATGTTCTCGACCCGGATCTCTCTTCAACCACAGACTCTGTGACCACGGCGAAGAGCTGGGATTTCCTTCGAACGTTGAAGGAGGTTATGAGTGGTGCGGACGGGAATGCCTGGTTCACCAGGTTGTATGGGAATTGGTACGACAAGGACCGGCCGTGGAAGAATGGGTATTTGATCCATGCGAAAAGAAACACTATGGCTAAGTCGGAAGCGAGTATGGAGACCACGAGTGTGGAGAGGGGGATCACGGGAAAGCATCCGGATGTCCTTTTCATTGACGACCCGGTGGTGCAGGAGAAGTTGGTTGAGGGGGGGAACTGGCATCAGAAAACGCATGAGCACTGCGACGCGGTGATCCCGGCGCTCCAGCCGTGGGGGATGTTGGTCGCTAGTGCGACAAGGTATGGGGATGATGATTGGTTGGCGAGATATATCGAGACGGAGAGGGTGAAGGAGATTTGGGGAATGGAGCCGAAGGATGTGGAGGAGCATCCGGATGGGCAGTGGATTCTTTATTTCCTCCAGGCGCGGGATCAGTTTGGGGTTCCGGTTCTGCCCGAGATCCATTCGCCGCAGTGGTTGGATGAGTATGAGAAGAAGAACCCGATGGATTTCGCCGCGCAGATGATGAACGAGCCGGGGACTGGGGAGCATATGCCCCTTACCCGGGAGCAGATTGAGTTCATGTGGGTGAATATGAAGGATGTGCCGGGGAACCTGAGGATCTCGGTTCATTGTGATACCGCGTGGAAGGATCGGGAGAAGATTGGGCGGGGGGATTATAACGTCATCCAGGTTTGGGGCCATTCGCGTGATGGGAGCGGGGAGGTTTACTTCCTCGAGGGGCATAGATCGAACCTTTGGAGGGCGGAGGAGTTTGGGGATCGGTTGGTGGGGATTCTCCAACGGCTCAGGCGGGAGAAGAGGTATCCGTTTGTGATCACGGATGAGCAGAGCTTGGGCGGGAAGCAGGGAGGGTTTGAGCTTCTGGTGGAGACTTGGTGTGCGGGGGCGGGGTTGTATGCGCCACCCCTGGTGCTGATCAATCGGCAGGGGAAGAAGAAGGAGATGAGGATCAGGGAGGCTGCGGGGTATTGGGCGGATGGGAAGGTGAGGTTGGTTAGGCATGCGCCGGAGATTGAGCATCTGGTGAAGGAGATGCTGAAGGTTGGGGTGAGTCGGTTTGATGATATGGCTGATGCTGCGGCGGATGTTTTTAATCCAGAGGTTTATGTCCCGGAGCGGGTGTTGGGCAGGGATCATCAGGCGATGGTTCCGCGGAGGCCGGGGGATGAGTATCTGCAGATCCCGATGCAGCTGTGGGGAGATGAGGATGTGAGAGAGGCGTATGATAATCAGGTTGATAAGGAGCTCACGCAGTTGGACATCCTCGAGAGGAGTGGGTGGTGAGCCGGATTGTGTGGGACTTGGAGTCGAAAGAGAGTAAGGAGGAGGATGAGAGTTGGGAGAACTACAAGGCCCGCGCGGGGGTTGGGGTCGCGGTGATTTATGACGAGGATTTTGACATCTGGGAGGTGTATGGGCATCGGGATTTGGTGGAACTGGTTAAGAGGTTGGAGGGCGCGGAGGAGGTAGTGAGCTACAACGGGGTTGGGTTTGATCATGTGGTGGTAGATCAGGCGGTGGGGAGAAGGGTTTGGATTCAGAAGGAGACGGATCTGTGGATCGCGATCAAAGAGATGCTTGGCCCGGAGAAGTGGCCGAAGGGGTCATGGACCCTGAGCGAGGTTTGCCAAAGAACTATCGGGAGGGGGAAGACTGGGACGGGGGTCAGCGCGCCCAGCCAGCTGGCACAGGGGGACTGGGCGAAGGTTACGAGTTATTGCGTGAACGATGTGAAGTTGACCAGGGACCTTTGGCGGTTCGTTCGGGAATTTGGGTACGTGGTGGATCCGGATGGGAGAAAGAGACAGGTGGGCCAGTGAAGCTGAATCTGTGTTGTGGGCGGAAAAGGATCGTGGGGTTTGAGGGGATTGATCGGGAGAAGTTCCCCGACGCTGATACAGTGGATCGGGTGGTGGATTTGAATAAGGTTCCCTGGCCGTGGAACGATGATTCGGTGGATGAGGTTTTTGTGCAGGATGGGTTGGAGCATCTGTTTCCGCTGGGGATCACCGCGGGGCAGAGGAATATCGTGGTGGTGCTGGCGGAGATCCATCGGATTTTGAAGCCGGGGGGAGTGGCGGAGATTATCGTGCCGTCCACCGATGGCCCCGGGGCGTTTCAGGACCCGACCCATGTGACCTACTGGAACCGGAACACCTTTTTGTACTTCATCTCGGGGTATATGGGGAAGGCGTATAGGGGGGATTACCCGGAGTTTGCGTTGGATGGGAATGAGTTCAGCATTTCTGATACTATCGCGGATGACGTTGGGGTGATTTGGACGGTGGCGAAGATGAGGAAGCCAGAGGTGGACACTGGTGGTTGATGGGTTTGGTGAGGTAGAGCGGGAGCGGGGGGCTGAGGCGTTTCGGCTCCAGCGGATCTCGTTCGTGAATGAGAAGTTTGAGCGCTCCGCCGACGCGATTCACCAGGATCACGAGCGGTTCCGCCAATACTACGACCTCTACCGAGGGACCTATCAGCGTAGGTTCCATCCCTTCCGCAATAACATCACCATCCCGCTGCTGTTTTCCATGGTTCAGTCAGACGCGGCGAGGAAGGCGAGTACGCTGCTTGGGGGGACACCGTATATCGCGGTGGTTGGGGGTGGGCCAGAGGATGCGGCGAAGGCGCATAAGCAGGAGGCCCTGCTCCAGGTTCAGCTCGAGGACGCGGAGACGTTTGAGAAGTCGGTGGATTTTCTCATTGGCTCGGATCTGTATGGGACCCAGGTGTATCGGTGGTGGTGGGAGGAGAGGACGGGGACTGCGGAGATCCGGGTGGATATTGGTGGTGGGGAGGAGCTGATCCAAACCCCGGTGACGAAGTTCTCGGGGCCGCAGTGGGGGGTTGTGGATCTGCTGGACTTCTTCCCGCCGCCAGGGTTCTCACGGATTCGCGATATGCCTGGGGTGATTCACCGGTATTGGTTGGATATTGAGGAAGTGATTGTAAGGGGGGAAGCTGGGTTTTTTGATAAAGCTCAGGTCCAGGCGTTGAGGGATGGGGCTGGGCCGAGCCCGGCGATTATTCAGGATCTCGCGATGCGGCGTGTAATGGGGTTGGCCAGCCCGAAGAAGGAGATGGACAAGTTCTCCAAGCCGGTGGAGATCTTGGAGTTTTGGGGGAAGGTCCCGAGGAACCTTTCAACCGATGGGAAATTGAGCCGGTGCTGGGCGGTTGCGAACCGGAAGTTTCTGATGCGGGATGTGGCGAACCCGTATCCGGGAGAGGTTATTCCCTTTGGCGCCCACACCCCGATGCCGGACCCGCATTACTTCTACGGGCCTGGAATGGTGGAGATCAACGCGAAGCTGCAGGTCGCGAGTAATCGAATCGCGAATCAGAAAATGGATGCCCTCGACCTCACCATTGACCCGATGTTCCTGTACAACAGGCGCTCGGGATTCGACCCACGTCAGCTGCGTATGCGGCCGCTGGGGGCAATAGGGGTCGATGGGCCTCCTACTGAGGAGATGATTAGGGTTCTAAGCCCGGATCTGCGGGGGCTCCAGGGCGCGTATTTGGAGCTCGAGCAGCAGAGTAAGTGGATGCAGCAGGGCGCGGGGATTACGGAGGACACGGTCCAGGGGTTCAGCGCGGGGGACAGGGTTACTGCGAGCGAGTTCAGGGGTCGGCAGGAGGCGGTGAGTAATCGGATTCTGCTTGGGTGTAGGTTGGCGGAGAAGCAGTGGTTGGAGCCGCTGGCGCGGAGGTTCCTTGAGTTGGACCGGAAGTTCCTCTCTATGCCCCAGACCATTCGGATGATTGGGGCTGCGGGGCTGATCGATCCCATCACCCTCCAACCCATCCCCCCTGAGGACCTCACCCTCGGGGTGAATGATCTGATCCCGGACTACGACTACACCGCGATTGGGGCGACGAGGCAGATGGGGATCATGGCCAGGCAGCAGTCGATGGGGATGCTGCAGCAACAGGTCCAGTCGAACCCGGTGGGACTCGCGATCACCGACTGGGTGGCGTTCTTCCGCCAGCTCTACAAGGCCCATGAGATCCCGAATATGGATCAGCTGTTGAGGTCCGAGGCGGTTCAGTGGCAGGCGCTGATGCAGGCTCAAATGGTTTTGGCTGGCGGAGGTGGTCCTAGTGGTTCGGGCCAGCCGAAGTCCGGCCCCGAGGGGGGCGAGGAGACGGGGATCGATCCCCAGATGATTGCGACCATGATTGGAGGACTAGGTGGAGGACAAGCAGGTGGCGGCGGAGCTAGCGTGGGGGGTTGATAGTGGGTTCTGGGCGTGGCTCCAGGGGCAGATGGCGGAGGAGATGAGGGATCTGGTTCAGCAGCTGTCCATCCCTGAGGGGATGAGGATTGTGGCGAAGGGGGCGACCAAGGCGGCGCCAGATGATTTTATCAGGGGCAAGATTCGTGCCATAAATTGGTTGATGGCATTGCCAAATGGGTGGTTGGCGCAGTATGCTGCCACCATGGAGTTGGAGCGGCGGGACAACCCCGAAGCTCCACCGGGAGCACCAAGGCGCGCTTCCGCTACACCACGAGAGGATGAAAATGGACGAGCAGAAATCGGCGGATCAGACCAACTCTGAGTCCAAACCCGACAAGCTCTTCGCAGGTAAATACCGAACGGCAGAGGAACTGGAGCAGGGATACGTGAACTCAACCAGGGAGTTCCAACGTCTCCGAGAGCGGGATAGGGATCGGGATCAGGAGATGGCTCGGCTGAGAAACGAGCTGGCTTCTCGGACTCCCGCTAACGACCCGCTCAGTGAGAAGTTCGAGGAAAACGTGGGAGTTCCGATGGAAGCCCTGGATCGTAGAATTGAGACGAGGATCCATTCAATTATGGAACAGGCTCTTCAACCTGTCGCGCAGGCCCAGCGCGCTCAGCAAGACATGTCCGAATTGTATCCGGACTTCGATCTCAATCAGATCCAGCGCGCTGTCTCCAAAGATGCTGTCGTATCGGAGTCGTATAACGAACTCCTCACCACCAACCCCAAAGCGGCTTATGCGATGGGGTACCAGACTTTGAGGGCCACACGGCGAAATTCCAACCCTGCGTCCGCGGCTGAAACCGTGAACGCTGGGATGCCGGTTGGGCAGTCGGGGCCTGGGGATGCAGCTGCGGCGCTGAGTGAAGAGAGGTATCGGACCCTGTTGGACAATGCTGTGGCGACGGGAGATTACTCCCAGTTCCTGCAGGAGCGGTTCAAGGGCACCAGCCTCGATGGACTCGGCGGCGGGCTCGGTTGGTGAGGGTTAACTCAAGCCAGATGGCTTAGGAGACTCAGGTGGCGACTAGTGCACTGGGCTCGACTTATCTGATCGGCCCCACCGCCTCGGCCGGGTATACCGGTACGGGGAATCAGGGTGGAAACCGGGAAGATGTGCTCGATCTCGTGATCAACATCGACCCCTTTGACACTCCGTGGGTCACGATGGCGCCAAAGACGACCTGTAACCATGTTGTCCACGAGTGGATGCAGGATACGCTTGGTGCTACCGCGACCGGCGCTGTGACAGGGGGTGGCGTGCCGGGTGCGGCATGGCCCGAAGGTGCGGACTTCAACGCTGAGAACGTGAGTGACCGTACTAGGGTTCAGAACTGGACGCAGATCTTCCGTAGGGACATCAAGGTGTCCAACACCCAGAGGGCTGTTAGCCCGATTGGTGTGCGGGATGAGTACGCGTATCAGATCATGAAGGCCAGTAAGGAAATCGCAAGATACCTCGAGGTTTCGGTGTTCAGGGCGAGCGGTGGTTCGGCCACCGGTGCGGCTCTGACTGCTGCGAGACTGATGAAGGTTTTCGAGGATTTCCTCACGACCAACTCGGCGTGGATGCATGGAACCAAGCTGGGCAACTCGGCGTCGAATGACTCGAGCACTGCCTGGCCCGTCTTCGAGAATGAGTTCAACACCATGATGCAGGTGATTTACGAGCAGGGCGGATCGCCAGATGCCGTGTTCGTAAGCCCCTCGGTGAAGAGGCAGATCTCGAAGTATGGTGGGAATATGGGTGTGACTGGGACGAACGCGACTCCGGAGCTCAGGCGCGTGATTGACGCTGCTGAGAGGCGGATCGTTCGAGCGGTCAACATCTATGAAACCGACTTCGGCCCGGTGCAGATCGTGCTGGATAGGTGGATCCCACAGGCAACGAACACTGGTTCGAGCGGGACGGATACGCGCGGGAGGATGTTCTTCCTCGAGCGCACCCGTAACCGTCTCGCGTTCCTACGGCCGATCCGCCATGTTCCTCTGCCTCCGGGTGGAGACAACACGCGCGGGTTTGTGGTGGGTGAATGCACGCTTGAGGTCCTAGCGGAGAAGGGCTCCGGGGTCATCAAGGCAGTGAACAACCGCGACCAGTAAGGGGATGGGGGCCTTCGGGCCCCCTTCGCCGGAGGAATCAAATGGCGTCGATGTATCTGGTGCGGCAAACTGCGATCACTGCGGCGGCAGCGGCGGCGTACTCCATGGTTAGTGGTGGGCTGTATTGGTTGAAGAACGATGGGACTATTTCGGTGAGTGGGGCGGATGCTCCTGCGAACTCGATTCATGGATTTATCGACACCACAGATTGTGATTTCCTTCAGATTTGTGGTGCGTCGAAAATCATCACTGCGAGCACCGCGAACACCATCTCAGCCTCAGTGATTTCGGTTCAGGCATGGGGGACTGGGCCACAGAGTTACCTTAATTCCCTCGCGCTGTCACTTGGGTCTACACCGCCTGCGGTGCGGTTGGCGAACGCGGGGGGCACTACGAATACTCTTATCGCCGCAGCAAGTGGTGGGGCTGGGTTGTTGGTGAGTGGGGTTACGGAGGCGTCGGCTGCGATCACGACGCTCCCCGCGGCGGTGCCGGGGGGAATTGGGAGCTTCTTCTTTGTGCCAGACGGCACAGTGAATGCTGTGAATGATGAGGTTCATTTCCAGGTGTGGGTAGGGAATCCGTCGCTGAACATTGATTCAGCTGGGCGCCATACTGGTGGGCTTTTGCAGGTTGGGGGAGTATCGAAGGTGTGGGTCGCGCTGAGGATTGTTCCAACGTCGGGTGGCGCGGCTATTGGGACGATCACTTATAATGTCTGGGCGAACCAGTACCGTGAGGTTTCGCGGGCGCACCCGAAGGAACAGAATGTGATTGGGACGCGGAGTGACGTGGACACCGCTGATGTGCTGAAGAGCTGGAGCTGATGAACATGGACAAGAGACTGCGGGGACAGCAAAGCGACTCGATGACGAACGCGGGGATCGCGGCGACGCGGGTTGCGGAGTATGAAGATGTGGTTCCGCCGTCGAACCCCGACCTGGGTGGGGTGGCGTTTGTGGGGAGCCCCTGGGACTACGGCCTTGGGCTGGATATGACCCACGAAGCGGTGGCTGCGGCGAACCCGATGGTGTGGCCGCAGGATGATGGGAATATCGGATGAAGACGCCGAAGGGATACCCTCGGAGTAAGAACCTTCAGTTCCCTGAGCCTGAGGCGGAGGTGGATGTCAGTAAAGTCAAACCATCTTCGCTGTTGGGCGCCATCTTCAACGAGATGCATAACATGGCAAAAACTGATCCCACCATCGTCCGGGATACGGCAAAGGTTCAGCTCGGAATGGTTAAGTTGGTCACGGAGGACGCACGGCGGCAGCAGCGCAAAGCCAGGAAAAAGTGATGTTTGACTGGCGAAAGATGGGAGAGATCCACTTCGATCTCGCGGGGAGCAACATGGCCCCCGAGGCCGAGGCGCATCTGAAGATGATGAAGTGGTGGAAGGGCCTGAACTACATGGATCAGGAAACCTTCACCAAGGCACAAAGCACTCTGGGAGAGGGGTCGTTCCGATGGATGGCGTCCGTACCGATGTCAATTTGGTCACTGCTCCTCGACATCCATCCCAACATCATGCAGAACCCCGAGGAGCTGCGGAAGTGGCTCCGGGCAAATCCCCAATACTGCGTGCCCCAGGCATCAAGCGGCCGCCGCGACCGCTAAAGCTCTACGCGATCAATTACCTCTCCGGCACCGGGGCGAACTACTACTACCGCATCAAGCTCCCAGCCATTGTGATGCAGGAGCTCGGGCTGGCGAAGCTCGAGGTCGAGCAGCGTTCGTTCATGAACGATGAGGACTCGATCCAGCATTACATCGAAGTAATGTGTCGGCAGGACATCCATCTCTACTACGGCAACCCAGACCCTTCTCTCCTCGCGCGGGTGAAGGGGCTGAGGAAGATGAAACCTGGGCGGTCGGGACCGTACAATGAGGTCACCTACCCCCCAACCATCATCTGGTCCCTGGACGACAACTACCACTACGTCTCCCCCCTCAACAACGCCTTCCTCTACCACGGAACGAGGTTGAGTGATGGGACCCCGCTGATTGCGGGGGACAGTGTGGATATTATGGTGGGGAAGCATAAGGTGACGGTTTGGAAGGATGGGCAGACTTACAACGGGAATGAATTCAGCGTAGAGGCGAACCGGGCCAGGATCGCTCTGATGGACCAGGCGCTGAAGTCGGTGGGTGGAGTGAGCCTCACGACCCCGAAGTTGGAGAACTTCTACCGAGATGAAATTGGGTACCCAAACACCTACGTTTATCCCAACTGCATCTACTTCCCCCACTACGACATCTTCCGCAACTACCGCATGGTGCGGAAGGATCCAAAGCAGGTGAAGGTGATGTGGCAGGGAGGGGCCTCGCATTATGAAGACTGGCACTCTATCTCTGGGCCCCTGCGTACGGTGGTGAAGAACCATCCCAATGTGTTCTGGACCATTTGGGGAAGTGAGTTCAAATCGGTCCACGACACCATCCCGAGGTCCAACTACGAATACATCCCCTGGGTGGATTACTCCGCCTACAAAATGATCCTGGGGGTGCTGGACTTCGACTTCGTGGTGGCTCCCTTGAACGACAACATCTTCAACGAGGGGAAGAGTGCGATTAAGATGTATGAGGCGGCCGCACTCCCCATCCCCAAACCCACCCTCGCAGCCCGCGTCCCGCCCTACTCCGATGAGATCATCGACGGGGAGACTGGGCTGCTCTACTCCTCCCCGAGGGAGTTTGTGGAGAAGTTCGGGATGCTGGTGGAGAACCCGGACCTTCGAACCCGCCTCGCCCAGAACGCCCAGGCTTGGCTCCATGAGAACCGCGACGCCATGAAGGTAACCCCCTTGTACTATCAGTGGTTGGTGGAAACCCGGGAGGCGACAAAGAAGCAGTTCAGTGGTAAGCTCCCCGCGGAGGTGGCTGATGAAGACGGGAATCGTGATCACGGCCAGGATGAACAGCAGGACGTTTCCGGGGAAGGTGCTGGCGCCCCTGAATCGGGACACAACGGTCCTAGCGCTGATGATCGAGCGCCTGGGGGCGGTGAAGTCGGTGGAGACGATAGTGGTGGCGACGCCTGATGCCATCATCGCAGAAGCCGCGAGCCAATATGGGGCTGTGGGGTTCGAGGATAGATCGGTTCCTGAAGAAGCCGTGGCGGATCGGATTCTATCCGCTGCCGAGGAGGGAGAGTTTGGTGTCGTCGTACATGTGGCTGGGAATCAACCGCTCATCGATCCAGCGGTTGTGGACCGCCTCGTACAGACCTACCGTGAGTCCTCGGCCCATGTTGTGGTGGGTGAGAAACCAGAGGGGTGCAGAATCACCGTCATGTCGAAGTTCACACTGGGTCAAGGGATAAAGCGGGTTTGGGAGCTTCTCCGGGATCCGGGGAAGATGGCGAGCCCTCCGCCCAGTGGGATTAGGACCATGAGGTTCCGCGCCGCCCCGACTCCATATCGGTTCTCGATTGAGATGCCGAGTGATCTGAGGTTCATCAGGGCGTTGGTGGAGCATGATGGCCCTGGGGCTCCGATAACCACCTTCGCGAAGACCGCGGAGCTGCCTGAGATGCGAGAGGTTGTGGTGGTTGACGAGTCGATCACCAAGGCCCTCGCGGTGCTGGAGGCGTAATGCCGATCTCTCTCGTTTCCACCGGGGGCCTGTACTCCCCCCGCACCCTTGGGTGGGTGAAGGGGATTGTTGCGCGAGTTGTGGGGTGCGCATCGACCCCCGATGCCGTGGGAGCGGGAGAGGCGGTGGAGCTCACGATTGATGAGTTGAATGAATACAACTGGGAGTCCCACACTGTGAATGGCCCCGACATCACGTTGGTGGCTGGGACGGCAACCTACAACCTCCCGACTCCATTCAAGGCGGAGAGTTCCCTCCGGTTGGTAGGGAACCCGCGGCCGCTGAAGTTTGTGCGGAAGCAGGACTACGACAATCAGGTTTGGGACCAGAGAGCTGGGGGAACCCCGGTGGCGTATTCGATGTGGAGTGCGATCCCGACAGGAAAGCTGACCATCATTCCCACCCCAGTCGCGGCGGACACCGTGACCTTCTCCTATTACCGCCCAATCACCACCCCCAGCTCCCTCACCGACACCCTCGACGTGATGCCGTGGATGTTGCGCGCAGTGATTCTCAAAGCGCAGCTGCTGGTGGCGACGTGGAGAGGGGGGTTGGATGGGGCTCAGATGCAGATCCTCATGGCCCAATCGACCTCCGCCCTTCAGGGCGCGATTAGCGCAGATCGCAACCCGCCCACTGAAGACCCAAGGTTCCAAGCTGGGGTTGAGTGGCGGACCACCAACTACCCCGTGGACCACGCCTACAACTACATCGACGGAGGGTGGGACTGATGGCGATTTCCTACCGCATCTACCGCTACTCCCCTTCGTTTTTCAAAAACCAATCAGGTGGGAGTCTTCAGCAACCCGCGGATTCGGTGACCATCACCATCTACCGCCAGGGGGCTCGGGTTAGTTCCGCCACTGGGAGTGGTGGGAGTGGGGCGGTGACTATCCCAGTTTACGACCCGGGGTCCATTGGGATCGGGGACACGGTTCAGATCAATGCTGCTGGCGCCACCGGGACTGTGGGGTCCATCACCGCAACCACCATCGTCACCAGCTCCACCACCGGAGCCCTCACCTTCGCCGCGAATGACCGGGTGATTGTGACTGCAGCCCCCACCCTCTACCGCGATGATCAGGGTTCGCAGGTCCTTTCCCCGGTGATCACTGGCGCAACTGGTGGGGTGGACTTCTATGCCTACGAATCGGTGTTGGACTGGGTGGTTAGTGGAACTGGGATCACGACTTCGGTTCTCTCGGACCAATATGGTAATGGCCTCGGCGCCACTATCTACCCCTTCAACATCGGGGCGAAGTTTGACGGCTCCACCACCGACACCAGCTCGATCAAGAAAGCGATTGATCGGGCGAAGAGGATCGGGAAGCAGGAGATCGTTTGCTCTCCTGGAACCGCGCTGATTGATGATGTGATCCAGCTCGACGCAATCGCGGGGCTAAAGATCCGAGGCGCGGGGCCGGGGCTGACTACGTGGAAAATCACCGACACCTCGAAGAAGGCGGTGTATCTAACCTCTGCGTGCTCCGACATCACCTTCGAGGATATGGTGATTGAAGGGACTAGTGGGGCCGCGAGGGCGACTTATCTCTTCGATGACGCCGACTCCACCAACCTGACCCTCAACCGGGTGCGGTTTGTGGAGGGCGGGTATGGGATTCAACTTGCGGGAACCGATTCCACTGTGAACCAGGTGAAGTTCACCGGGAACTGGAACGGGAACCTGATCCGCCTCAACAACGCCACCCGGCCGCAGATCTCAAAGGTTCGGTCGAATCTCGGTAACTACACCACCGCGGTGGCGGTGGATGGGAACACCGTTGGGGCGTCGGTGGACTCCTGTGACTTTACCCACAGCTCTGGCTCTGGGGTTGGACTTTACTCCGTGGGCTCGGGGGTGTCGAACCTCCGCATCTCCAACTCCCGGTTCTCTGGCGGTTCCGCCCTCTACGGCATCCTCATCGCCGCAGGCAACACCATCACCATGTCCAACGTGGTGTGCTCCGACTCCTACGCTGGGTTTGTGATCTCCGCGGGAACCGACGTGACGATGACTGGGTGTAAGGCGATTAGGTCCCAAACCCAGGGCTTCTACATCCCCACCGGCGCGGGTCCGTACACCATGGAAACCTGCTCCTCCTCTGACGCGAACCAGGCAGCTGGGGCTAGCTCCCACGTGGAGATTGGGGGCGGGGTGAGTAACGTGGACATCTTTGGGCTGCGAGTGGGGAACTGGTCCGCAGGCACTGGGGCTCAGGCGTTTTACGGGGTGCTGGTGGCTGATGGGGCTGGGGTTAAGATCACGGTGGGACGTGTGACTGGAATCCGCACCGACCTCGCGGGGACGCTGCTGGTGCTCAACTCCAAGGCGAACTCCCGGAACGAGGTTTATGTGAGTGACAGCCTCGGGCTCAGTTCCGTTGCGAGTACCACCCCCAGGCACGCGGGGTTTGCATTCGCTGCTCGAGGGTTTACTGGCGACGAGACCACCCCGAATGTGGACGGGGCGAATTACCTCAGTCTCCAATACGGCGCTGGAATCACCATCACCGATTTCAGTAACGGCAGCAGTGGGCAGTTGCTGTTCGTGACGAACACCGGCGCCAACGCTATCACCATCGCAGACGCGGTGAGTAAGATCCAAACCTCCACCGGGGCGAATGTGAGCCTCGCGGTGGATAAGACCTTCTGCTTCTTCAAGTCCGCGAAGAGCACCCGGAACTGGGAACAGATTGTGGTGGATGGTACGTAATGCAGTTCGAAGGATTCTCGCGGGGGCTGTGGACTGCGGTGGACCCTGCGTTCCTTCCAGAAGGTGCGCTGGTCCAGGCGCAGAACTGCGTCTTCCACCCCGGCGACATCGCGATCTTCCAAGCGGAAGGGCGAAGGCGGTTCGCTGGGGGATCGGGGGCAAGTGGAGAATGGTCAACGACCGCGATTAGTCAAATCTGCTCCCTCAACCTCGATCCCCCAAACTACCCCACCATTCTGTGGAATCGCCCTCGGGCGGCGAGCAGCTTTGGATATGAGTGGGTGGCGGGGGTTTCGCTGTCCCCTGAGTCCTTCTCCCAGAATCGCACCCTCCGAATCAACACCGACCATGGGCTCGAGATTTACGAATCCGGGCCGTTTCCTGTAGACCCTGTGGCGGTGGATAACAGATTCGCGCTCCTCACCGGTGGAACCCCAAATCTCATCGAGCCCGATTACAAAGGGCTTCCGACCGACGCCACGACCTTGGCGATGCGGAATATTGGGGTCCCGGCGTTTCTAGGTGATGGGATCGTGAGTATCACCAAAACCACCACCAGCTCCGGGAACACCTTCACCACCCCCGCGGGGTGGGATTACTGGTTCTGCTTCTGCACCATCGACCCCTACACCGATGAGATCTTCCGCGGCCCCGCCTACGTTTACCCGGTGTTTGATGTGGCAGCGGACTTCGGCCCCCGCCTTTACCGCACCATCACCATCTCCTTCACCGCGGACTTCATGTCCCGCCACCCCTTCTATTTCGCTCCCGACAACTCCTTCATCGAGGTTTACCGTAACCGCGATGGCACCCCCCTACTCACCGACATCAACAACACAGTGATCAAAGGGGCTCCGGCGTTTCCCACTGGGGTGATGATTGGGCGGATTCAGATCGACTTCCAAACCCCGGTGGACAACGCCTTCCAACCCCTCACGATTACCTTCACCGACCCCCCGAACATCGTGTCGGACTACCGCGCACTGTTGTTCCACGACCCCGATGGGGACACGTGGGTGGATCTAAATCGGGACTTCGATGTGGTGGTGATCAGTGTCGCGGACACCGTGGTGCCGCAGGAGAAGTACCTGCTCCCCCCAACCCGGGTGAGCACGGGGGCTTTCTTCCAAGGGTCCCTGGTGCTGAACGACTTGGACAACCCGAGGAAAATCGTCTTCTCCTACCCCAACGACATCGACGCCTGGCCAGCCCTCTTCTACATCACCTTCAACTCGAAGGACAATGATCAGGTCAGCGCGGTTCGTGCTTTGGGGAAGTCCCTGGGGGTGTTCACAAAGACTGGGCTGTGGAGGGTGAACTGGCTCCCGACCGAAGCTGATGTGAGCTTTGAGCGTGGGACGGTGAGTGAGTTGGTCTGCACCCGAGGGACCTTTTGGCCCCAGAGTGTGTGTGAATTCACCGACTCCGCAGGGAGCAAACTCGCGTGGGTGAGTGATGTGGGGGTATTCGCGACCGACCTCTACCAAACCCAACACCTCACTGCGCACCTCGACTGGGCTGCGATGGGAATCGCGCCAAACATCACCACCTTGGTGAACAACAAGAATTCCTGGCGCCTCGAGCTGTGGTGTGGGCAGAAGGGTTACTACATCCACTACCACCCCTCCCACGTGCGTGATGGGGTAATGGCAGTCACCGGGCCTATCGACCGCCCGGGAAATGTGTTCACCTCCTGCACCACTCGGGACGTGAATGGGATCGAAGGGGTCATCACCACCGACCGGTTTGGGAGTTTCTTCCTCGAGGGTGGGACTGCGGTGGATGAGAGCTTGAGTGGGCTCGCGCTGAACATGATCCTGGAGACGAGGGAAATCTATCCCGGTGGGATGGGGATGGAGGGGACCCTCGAGGACTCTTATCTCCACATGAAGCCCGCCCCATTCATCACCACAAACTACGCAGCCCTCATCTACCCCGGCCCCAGCCTCCCACCCATCACCGAGATCCTGACCTCTGGTCAGCGGGAGCTGCGGATCATTTGTGGGGTTCATGGGTGTGAGACGGTGAAGTTGGTGTTCGCGGGGAGCGGACTCCCGATGGCCCTCAACGCCTTTGGTTATGACTGGAACCTCCGGGGGCCGACGCAGCGATGAAAGCATTCCACGGACTCCCAGTTCCACCGAACATGGAGAAGCGGGAGAGGGATTTGCTGGAGTACATCCAGCAGTATCTCCATACCTCCGGTGGTAAACGCTCCACCACCTCCCTCGACCTAAACGCAGTGACCCAGACCCAAGTCACATCTTCGTCTGGGGGCCCAAGGCTTAACGTGACTGATCCTGCGTTTGGGGCGGTTGCTGGAACCACGTTCGACAACGCAGGCGCCTTCAACGCCGCCGTTCGCGCCCTCCCCGCAAGCGGCGGAACGATCTACGTCCCCTGGCCCGACAATGGGATGCCCTACAACTTCGTGAGTGACTGGATCATCGACAAGTCGAATGTGAGGGTGGAGATCGACGCGGGGGTCACGCTCGCAAAGATCGCAAACGCCACCACCAGCGCCCAGCGTGGTGTGATTCAAATCCAAGGAACCATCACCGCGACCACTAAAAACGCCACCGCCAACATCGATGGGGACGATGTGGACATTGCGGTTGCTGGGGGCGACGAGGCGTTCTTCCCAGCGGGCTCGTGGATTTGGATCGAAGACACCATGGCGGCGGCGGTGGCGGTCCCGGCTGAGTGTGTTCACGGGGAATGGAATCGGGTCAAATCAACGGCCGTAGGGGTGCTCAACCTCTACTACCCAATCCACGATGCCTATACGACGGCCGCGACGGCGAAGGTCTACCTCGCGACGCCAGTTGAGAACGTGTGGATCAAGGGCGAGGGCGCCTACATCACGAACGACTTCGCGCCGTCTGGTGATGGAACTGCCCACGGCATCTACGCCTACGCCGCTATCCACCCCCACATCTCTGGCCTCACTGGCGTCGCCTGTTTCAATTCCTGCTTCCAGCTCTCCCGATGTGAGGGGTTTTTTGTGGTCGGCGCCAATGGCCGGGACGCCTCGCGCCTTGACTCTCGTGGTTACGGGGTCACCACCTATTCTTGCTGGGATGGGTTGGTGTTTGGTGGGACGTGGGAGCGCCTGCGCCACGGGGTTGACTTCTCGGTGTTCAGCGGCAAGTGCGTGGGCGACGGCCAGCAGATCTGGGGCTCGTCCACCACCGGCCTCAACACGCACTCGAACGTGAAGCAGATCACCTACTGCAACTTCAATATCGACGGGTGCCACTCGCAGAACGACATCGGCGCAGGGGTGGCGGATGACTGGGACCATGCGGTTGGCGCCGGGACGACCATCGCTAACGGTATCAACATCGACAAGTACAGCAACAGCATCACCATCGGCCCCGGCATCATCAAGAACTGCATGCGCTCCGGGATCCTAATCGACACCGAGCACACGGAGAACGTCACCCTCACCGGTCTCGACATCTCCTACTGCAACCTTGCGAATCGCTCTGACCAGGCCGGTATCACCGTCACAGAGCAGAACGCCGCGGGGACCTTCTGGACCGGCTACCGCGTGGACAACGTCAACGTCCACCACTGTTACCAGGCAGGCATCCGGTGGGGCATCTCGGATGGCGAGATCTCCAACGTTCACAGCCACCACAACACGAACGGCGCCGGGACCCCGCTCGGCATCGGCATCTGGATCTACCCCATCGTAACCGGGGGTGGGGCTCACGCTGTCGAACGCGTGAAGCTCACCAACGTCTACTGTTACAACAACGCTCAAGATGGGGTGCGCGTCGGGAAGGACGCCTCCACCTCCACCGTCGCGAACTGCACTCTCACTAACGTCCACTCCTACAACAACGGTGGCCCCGGGATCGCCGCCGAAGAGCCCGTGCAGCGCCTCACGATCTCCCACGCTAAGTGCGTGAGTAACATCGGCGCCGGGATCAACCTCCAGTCCCAAGAGGGCCTGGTTGAGTTCTGCAAGCTGGAGGACAACTCGACCTACGGCCTCAACATGGTCGCGACCACCGCCGACAACGCGATGCGCGGGAACATCTATTCCGGCAATGGCTCTGGCCCGATTGCAGACCTCGGGACGAACAACCACTTCATCGGCATGGTGAACGCGCGTGAGTTCGCAGTTGTCCCAAACACCGGCGTGGATATGTCGGTGGAGATCCAAACCGCCATCGACCTCGGCGCGAATTGGTTCGAACCAGGGACCTACGTCTGCGGCACCCCGATCTCATTTCTGAACAGCAACCAGGTTATCTGGGCCTATGGGGCGGTGTTCGACTTCGGCACCGCAAATCTCACCGGGACCTCCGCTGTCACCGTTGGGGCGCTGGGTGGGACGCAGGTCCGCCAGTCCATCATCATGGGCCTGACCATCAAGAGGACCTACACGTTCCACTACGACACCGCGTTCTCTGGCCCTGGTACTGGTGTCGCCTACGATGGGCTCACGATCATCGCGACGAACCGATGCGAGTTCCGCGATCTCCAAGTGGAGGGCTTCAGCCGCGGTTACTACATGATCGGGCGCAATGGCGCAACCGGCAACGGCTTCTCCGAGAACGTCTTCCACGCCTGCCGTGCGCTCAACAACCGCTATTCCTTCACGCTGGAGCAGGCTGGCGCCGACGCCTTCGTCAACGAGAACGACTTCTACAACTGCGAGCACCAGCACGAATCGGCCTTCCCAGCAGCCGAGGTTGTTGACGCAACCTACGGCGTCGAAATCTGTCGCATCCTCTGGGCAGCAGTCGCGCACGCCCCGAACAACAACCGCTTCTGGGGCTGCAACTGGGAGACGACGTCTGTATCCCCCGCGCATCGCAAGGTCCGCGTGGAGGGCCTGGAGAACTACTTCTACTCCTGCCGCTGGGAGGGCCACAACGTCGTAACTGCCGACCCAGGTGCGGACGGCATCGACATCACCATCGGCAAGGCCGCGACCTCCACTTCCAACATGACGCGCAACGTCTTCTTCCACGGCGACGAACTCAACCACATCATCGACAACGCACGCATTGAGTTCATCGGCACGAGCACGATCAACAACAAGAATCAGTTCTTCACCGGCTGGGGTTCTATCTGGGCAGGCGGCAACAACGAGTCCCTGGTGCAAATGTACGGCGGCACCGACGTTACCGACCTCATCGAAACGAAGCGCGTGACGGGTTCGGCCGAGCGCACGATGCTCACCCGCGCGGCAGGTCCCGCTGGTGAGCATGGGTACTACGGCTTCTACGACAACTCCACCACCGAGCGGAACTACCTCTCACTGGCGACCGCAACCCAAAACGGCGTCTGGGACATCCTCGTCAACCAGGGACTCCGCGTCGGTGGCGTCGGCCAGTTCTACCCGAGCGGCGGCGACCTCTTCATGTTCCCGTTCCCCGGTGGGCGACTGCTTGCGGTCGGCAACGCGGGGTCCGACATCCCGGTCCTCGCCGCGCGGAACTCTGACAGCACCAAGCGATCCTTCGGTATCTACACCGCAGGCGACGCGCCGGTCTTCGCGATGTTCGCGAACCCAACCTCCCCCTCCGGGCAGTACGGCGTAATGGTCTGGTACGACGCGGGGGCAACCGAGAAAAACCGCCTCTACATCCCGTCCAGCGGCACCGACAGGTCCCTGATCGTGGACAAGGGATTCTCCATTGGGGAGTCCTTCAAAACCACCGGCATCGAGAACATCAACGATGCCGCGCCCGCCGTAGCCGCCACGACGACCATCGCACGCTACACCAACATCTCCGCCGCAAGGGCTCCGACTCTCCCCGCTGCCGTGCTCGGGAAGCACCTCTGGCTCAAGGACGCCTCTGGCGCGTGCAGCGTCATCAACACGATCACCTGGACGCGGGCCGGCGCCGACACCATCGACACTGCCACGACGCTTGTGTTCAACACGGCATTCCAAAAAGCCCACCTGTTCTGCGGCGCGGCGGGCGTCTGGGACGTGCTGTAATGGCTCCTATGCCTGAGGCTGGGTTGTTTGGTATGATTCTTGCAGGAGGTGTCTGATGCTGCCCGCTATCGCACAACTGCTTCTCGGGGTCGGGGCTGGGGGTCTGTCTGGGCTGGTCAACGGCAAGCCCAACCTGAACCAGCTCTACCAAGGGTTCCTGGCACAGAACGAAGCCTACTTCCGCCCCGCGGCCCAGGGGCTCTCCCAAGCCTACCAAGGCCAAGCGGCCCAGATGGCCCAGAGCCTTTCCGCCAACTTTGGCCGGACCGGCGCGTTTGGCACCGGCGCTGGCCAAGCTGCAGGCGCTGTGGGGCAGTCCTACCTCGGCACCTCAACCGCCCGGAGTGAGTTCGAGCTGAGGAAAATGGTCACCCAACTCGCCTCCGGCCTCACCGGCGCTGCGTCCCAATCCCCCTACGCCTACCAGCCCGGGGTGTTTAATCGCATCGCGGGGGGCGTCGCTGGGGTGATGGCCTCCCCCGACTTCGGGGACATCCTCTCTCGGGTGTTCTCTCCCAAGCCGGTGACTCCCGCGAAGGAGGGGTGATGGGTGCGATTGATGAAGTAAAAGGGCCGAAGTCCGCGACCAAAGTCCCCACCCAAGCTCCCCAACAGAGCCTATCTAACCTATTCGCCTTTGCCCTCGCGAATGCCTCCAACGACCCAAAGACCATGGAGCTGGTCCTCACCAACCTCGCCCAACAGCGCGCCGCAGTGGACGCGGCGAACCAGCGGAAGGAGGATTTCGAGAACTCCGTAAACCTGGCGAAGTACCACCAGGACCTCGCAGTGGCGGGGGAGAAGGCGAAGCAAACCGAAACCCCCCAGGGGGTCGCGGAGACAAAAACCTCCCAGAACCAGGCGACCCTGAGCGATGAAGCTGTGACGCCAGAGGCTGTGGCGGGGAGGAAGGCTGCGGCTGAGACTGCGGCGAAGTCCGCGGATGTGAAGCTGAAGGGTGAGGAACTCGCGCTGAGTGAGGCGCAGCGTCAGGCCCAAGCGGCTCCAGAGCTCGAGGCGCTGCAGAAGCGCAAGGACTCCGCCGACACCCACCTCGCAGAGATCAACGCCCGCTATGCGGAGATCTCAAAAGATCCTGCGATGGCGAAGGAAACCGCTGCTCTCGAGCTCGAGCAGACCAAGGCCCAGACTGAAAAGATCCAAGCTGAGCGGGACCTTGCGAAGGCGAAGGCTGCGGGGGGTGGGACGGTTGGTGGGGCAGTGGGGAACCTCGATGACATGGTCAAGATCTACGCCAACTCCGACAACCTCCAGTTCAACACACCCGTCGAAGTGGCCCAAAGCGCCCTCGACACCGCAGACTACTTCAATGCGCCGGATTGGATGAAGAGCTGGGTGAGCCAGAGCATGACTGGCCAACCGTCTGACATCACCGGGCGTGCGGTAGCTGCGAAGATGCGGGTCCTGCGGGTCCTCAAACACACCGCACCTAAAATGCTCACCGGCACTATCTCCGCCACCGAGCAGGCTGAGCTGCGGACCGCGTTTGAAACCCTGATCAACACCAACCCAACCTTGGTTAGTGACATGATCTACTCAATCGCGATTGAGGACCGGAACAACGGCACCCTCAAGCTCTCCGGCGACGAGGCTTCTCGCTCCCAACAGTGGACCGACCACATCGTGGCCATCGCGCGAAAGGCTGAATCCACCACCGGCCTCAAGATCCAAAACCTCCTCCGCGCAAACGCCGCTGCCGCTGGAGGTGTGAATGCCAACGGATCAGGAACTCCGAGCCCTAACGGACCAGGCGCTGGCCAAAATGCCAAGTCAGAGCTCGAGTTCGGCACCAAGCGTTGACGACGCCACCTCCCAGCTCCTAACCGACGCCGCAGCGGTTGGGGTGGTGAGCGACGAAGACGCTGCCCAGCACCAAACCAATCTCATCACCCGGATGAAGGAAAACTCCCGGGACTGGGGCGACAAGCTCATCACCATGGGCATGAGGTCGAACCTATTCTTCGCCTCAAAGCCCTGGTTCTCCAAGCCCATGGAAGCCCTCAACCGCACGGTCGAAACTGGCCAAGCCCTCGTGGTCCCTGCGGTTGCTGCGATGCTTGGACGCAACCGGCTCGCTTCTGGCGAATCCGTGGTCCCTTCCCTCGACACCTGGGCCCACGCGGTCCTCGACGCGATGAAGGGAAAGATCGAGATCACCGGCCACGACCAAACCGAGCTCTACTACGGCCACGCGCTCAGTGAAACCCTCCACTCCATCCCCCTCTACGGCGCTGGTCCGATGGGCGATCTCATCTCCCCCATCGCAGCTCTCGACAAGAGGGTGCGGCGGTTGATGGACCTCCCCGAACGCCAACTGACCGTTGGGGACATGATGGACGTGCTCTACGACAACATCATCGACCCAACCCTCCTCATCCCCGGGATCCCTGAGGCCACGGGGCTGAAGTACACCAAACTCATCGCAGGCACCCGCACTGCCCAAGCCCTCGGCAAACCCTTCAAAGCCATCGGCCACTCCCGCCTGATGGGCCAGGTGAACGGGCTCTTCATCGAACCCCTAAACGCGCTTCGCGGAACCGGGATTGGTGAAGAGGCAGTAAACCGGATGCTCGACGCAGAAACCAAACTGGTGGACAACGATGTCCCGCGGTTGAAGAGTTGGATCAAGGGAACCAGTGGGTCTGCGCCAGTGGCCCAGCAAACCTTCCCCAACACCTACCGCACCGGAAAAGACCTTGCGCACTCCGCCGCAAACGGCGCTATCCCCGCCAACATCAACGCCACCCTCAACTTCGTGAACCTCGGGCGCCACATGGTTGGGGAGGTTGGTGCGCGGACCAAGATCCCCGGGATCATGGAAGACTTCGTCGCGGGTGGGAGAAGGTTCGTGGTCCAAAAGGGTGCGCCAGTGGCGAAGCTTGCGGGGGAATTCGACGCGATTTTCTCCGAATCCCCCTCCCTCGCGCGGATGATCAAACTGCGCCAAGCAATGGGATGGCCCGAGGCTGACATCAACTCCTGGATCATGCGCCAAGGGAAATACTCCCTGCGCGAGGTGAACCAAGCCTGGGGCAAGGCGAGTGGGATGGTGGGGAAGACCACTAACAAACTTTCCAAAATCACCGCCCCAGTTGCTGCACTATCCCACGGCTCTATCATGGACCAACACGTCTACGAATGGCTCACCGGCCAACGATCCCTCAAAGCCTTCACCCCGGGGGAGCAGGCGTGGCTCAAGAACCTTGGTCTCATTGTGGGGGATCTGCGTCAGTCCGTTGGCCTCTCCCGCAGCGGGTTGATGAAGGACATGGGTGGGATGATGGGGGATGGGAAGTTTGTCCCTGCTGACGTAGTGGCGAATGTGTCCAACCGCACCATCCGGGACATCAAACTCCCGAAGGGCAAGCGCCCAATCGGTGGGGCTCAGGGTTCCGCTATCGACCTAATCCAGGACTTCGCGTGGCTCGCGCGCAGGAAGGAAGCCATGGACCCATTCGTCCAGCGCTACACCTCCAAGCCCATCCGCCAGGGAGTAGGAGCGGCACGCCGATGGGCCGAAGGCAACACCCTCCTCACCGGGCTCCCCCCATCGCAGCGGGTGATGGTTGGGCGGTTGGTGGATCAAATCACCGGCCAAGCCGCGAAGCCTGGCCAGATCCACCGGGCCCTGGACTACACCTTCGGATACGTCGGCCACATGATGAACGAGAACCTCGACAAGGGGCTGTTTGCGCGGACCGCGAACATCCTAAACAAAGTCCACCCCGGCTTCGGGGCCTTCATCGAAGGCCGCCGCCCGTTCCCCGAAGTCAACGCGGTCCAAAAATACGCCTTCGCCGTCCAGCACCACATGATCCGCGCGACTCTCGGTGGTCGGTTGGACGCTGCCATCGCCAACACCTTCATCACCGTCAACACCGTGATGCGCAAGGGTCTCCCCGACACCGTCCGTGGCGCGCTCTCCGTCTTCAACCCACTCCACCAGAACCTCATCAAGGAATCTGGGTTGATGCGGGCGTGGAAGGGAGTGTTCGAAGAGGGGCTGCTCCACAAAGGAATCTACGAACACCTCGACAACGGCCTCTTCACCGCGTTCAACATGGGCGAATACTGGGGCAAGGCGGTGGCGTTCAACACCGCGGCGGAGAAGTTCGCCCGGGACTCTGGCGCGAGGAGCCTAGGTGACTTCCTCATCCACGCCACCCCGAAGGAAAAAACTTCCCTCCTCCACTACTCCCGAATGGAAGCCATCTACGAGACCCACCTCTACGGGTCCTTGGGTCGCCCACCCCTCACCAACAACCCCTTCATCCGCCCCTTCACCACCCTCCTCTCCTTCGCTCCGAAGCAGGTGGGTGTTCTAAACCGCGTCCTCCACGAGGACCCCTCTGGGCTGTTGCGGTTTTGGGCGCTCAGCTCCGTCATCGTGAACCGGATGGACAACTGGTTCGGGGCCGACGCGAGCTCCTGGGTTGGCCTGGGCTTCCTCCCCATGACCAAGAACCTCGGCGGGATCCCCATCGTCGCGAGCCCCGAAGCCTCAATGGCTCTAGATCTCCTCACTGGCCTCGGGATGGCAGGGGACGGGGACTACAAAGGGGCCCAAGGCCCGCTCGAGCGCGTGATGCAGGACCTCCCTGGCCTCGCTGCTGGCATCCCCACCCACGCCATCCGCGATTACGTCGGGGCGTGGGACGAATGGCGCGACTCCTCCCGCCCCACCTCCAACGGCGGGGCCATCCAATCCTCCAAAGCCGAAGCCGCAGCCCGGCTCTTCTTCCCCCAATCCACTCTGGACGCCGAGCAGCGCCACTTCGCGCTGAAGTCCCAAGCTGCGCAAGAAATCGTGGCCCATGAGCTGGACATCCGAATCGAGCATTGGCGCCGGACGACCAAAATGGACCCCAACTCCGACGCTGTCCTCGACGCTGACGCCCGCCTGAACGAGCCCGTGATGGTAAACGGCCAGCAGATCCCCATCACCAAGGACATGATCGCGGACCGGATGCGCAACGCGGTAAAGCGCCAGGAGCTCTCCGCTGATGAGCTCCGGTGGCTCAACTACCCCGGTTGGATCAAGTTCATGTACAACGATGACCACGAAAAAATCGAGGCCATGAAGGCGCGTAGGGGTGTCCGAACCGGGTATTGACCCACCCAACCCACCCTGGGTAGAATTGGAGGGTCGGAAGGAGATCAGGTGAACACCAAGGCTACCAACATCCTGCTCAGCATCTGTGTAGCGTTGGCCGGGTGGAATCTAAAAGAAACCATCTCCCTCGGGCGTCAGGTCGCTGTGATCCAAAAGGTCCAGGACCTCCAGCAAGAGCTCGCGATCAAGGTGAGTATGTTGGAACAGTGGCGCTACGAACACGAGGGCCGAACTGCAGTGTTGCTGGATGAATTCCGGCGACTTCAATCTGAATACGATGTGAGGTAAAAATGGACCACTCTCAGATCCTAAACGTCCTTGTCCCAACCCTTGCCGTGCTGGTGGGGTTCGCGCTGAAACGCGCATCCTGGTATCCAACAAAGTTCATCCCCATCGCGTCCTTCGCCCTCGCTATCATCCTTCGATTCGCGAGTGGCCTTGGCGTGACCCCCGCTGAAGGCGCAGTGGCTGTCGCTGGGTTCAACCTCGGCACCCTGTTCCTCATCCTTCGCGCTGTGATCGATGCCCTCATCGCCACTGGCGCGCAGTCTGCCCCGAAGAATATCGCAGAAGGGCTGAGGCTGCGAAAGTTGAAGGTTATTCAGGGTCTTCCTCCGGGTTCGACCAAGCCTTAAACCTAAACACGCGCGATCCGTTGCGGTGGAGGAGTCCCTGCTCTTCCATCGCAACGATGGCGTCCATACTCCCGTTCGCCCCTTTTCCCAGTTTGCGTAGAAGCTGCTGCATCGTCCACCCCTTCGGCCCAGCGCTTCTCAGCGAATCCGCCACATCCAGCAGTTCCTTCTTCTGCCAGTTCGCGCTCACCTGTTCCAGAATCCACTCCAACGGTGGATAAAGGTGGTTGCGCAGCAGCTCATCCGCGAGCTCCAGCTCCTCCACCCCCACCGTGTCCTTCATCTGCGCGATCACCAGCACCTGAGCGATCCTCAACGTGAGCGAGTCATACCGGTTCCAAAACCCCGCCAACCGGTGGTTGGAGTAAAACTTCTCCTGCTTGTGCAGAAGGGACAATCTGCGGGTGGCGGCGTCGGTCACCGCAATATCTGCGGGCGCCCACTCCCTAATCTCCCGAAGCTCCTGCGCAAGCCGTTCTATAACTGAAGAATCTACGGTCCTCTCCTCATGGGTCCGATCCGGGTTCAACTCATACGCAATGAGAAACCGGTGCATAAACCCACCCGCAAACTCATCTGGACTCAGGGCCCGGCGCAAATACTCCACCGTGCTCCCGAGCCCAAACCCCACCGTCAGCCCCTTAACCTCCATCTTCCCATAAAGCCCCGTGTAATCCACCATGTCCTGGTGCTCGAGCGCCTGGATCAACCAGGTGGAAATCAGCTCATTCCCCTTCCGCTGCGTCACGATGTTCGCGATCTCCCCCTCCACATGCATCCCCTCAATCCACTCCGTCCCCTCACTCTTCTGTATCTCCGCCCACTGCTGCATCATCCCTCTCGAAGTGAAGGCGCCGGTTCCATCGAACCACCCCAACCTCGGCTCCATCCCCAGCTGCGTCTTCGTCGCCGCCTTCATCACCCTCCTCGCCAACCCCAGACTCTGACTCTTCCCCACCCCAGAACTCCCCAGGAGCAGGATGGAAACCGCGGGCCACATCTCGTAGGTCGAGCGTGCGATCCGCGCCTTCCGGCCCACCACTGCCCCTAGGGTTAGCATCCCGGAGAGCAGATGAAACGAGTTCGGAATCCTATTCCTCCCCACCCCATCCACATACCTTCCCAACCACCCCAGGGCAAACTTCCCCACCGCAGTCAGATCAGTGGTCCTCTCTCTCACACCCTCACCTCATGCATTCTGCCCCAGCGCAGCCCGATCTTCACACTTGCGGGAATACTGATCCCCAACTCCGGGATCTTCTCCTCCATAATAACCTTCATCCTATGGGCCCAGATCTCCCACTGCGATTTGTGAACCTCAGTCAGGATGGAATCATGAACCGTAGTAAGAATCTCCCCCCGATACGCCCTCACGCTAACCGCAATCTTCGGCACCACCCTCAGCACCACATCCGCGACTGTGCTCTGCGGGAAGAAGTTGATGATCTCGGGCTTCGAGTTGTGCACATCCACAAAGTATCTGCGCCTGCCAAACGGATTCTGCGCAAACCCCGTCTCCTCAACCTCCCTCACCACCCTCAGCCTCCACGCCCAAAGATCTGGGTAAGTGGCTGCGAGGCGCTCCTGCAGCTCCTTACACTCCTTCATCGTGGTGGAGATCCCCTTCGCCTGCAGCGTCTCCATCAGCTTCTTCGGCCCAGCTCCATAAAGGGTCCCATACATCAGATTCTTCGCCCGGGTCCTATCACACCCAAACAGCTCCGAGTTCACCGCATGGAGATCTTCCCCGCTCTCCAACACCCCAAGCAACTTGGCGTCGTGTGAGAGAGCTGCCGCTGCCCACAGCTCCGCGCTCCCATAATCCCCCTCCACCAACAGGTTCGCCAGATCATGAGGGGTGAAGATGATCCTCGCTTCCTTCGGCTGGTTCTGAATGTTAGGATTCTGTGAACTCAACCTCCCCGTCGCTGCGCCGTAATGCGAGTCGTCCTTCCCCACTGGGAAGTAAGATGGATGAACTGTGGGAGATCGTTGGAGGTAGGTGCCTATCAGTTTCGAAGTTTGCCGGAGCGTCTGGAGCAGCCTGATCACCTCGAGTTGCGGCCCTGCGACCCGGCGTGAAAGCCGCTCCAGCGCCCCGGCATCTGTCGTCACCCCGCCCGCAGCATTCCGCTGGGTAGGGAGGTCAAAGTCGGTAAACAAAAGGGTCTGAAGCTGCTTCGGGGAGTTGATATTAATCTCCCTCCCCGCCCTCTCATTCAGTTCCACCTGCGCCGCAGCAAACCTGCGCTTCAGGTTCCCCGCCCAATCCCTCTGCTTCTCCAAATCCACCCTGATCCCAACCTTCGTCATCTCCATCAGGGTCCGCAGCGCCACCATCACACTCCCCTCAAATAGCGGGAGTAGCCCATCCCGCGCGAGGGCGTCACGCAGCGGAGTATACAACCGCCGCGTCACCAGGGCATCCATCATGTTGTAATACTCAGGACTCTTGGTATTAAGATGCTTCCATGGTGGGGTATCAAGAACGAGTCCACTCACCGCAGTGAGGCTCTTCGGGAGGTCTGGGTGGAGAAGTTGCGCAGCCCACATGGTGTCCCACCAGGGCCAACTCACCATCACCCCATGGCGCTCCAAAATCGGGATGTCAAAAGCTGCGTTGTGCGCAATCTTAACCCCCGGACCCTCTAGTATCCGTTTCGCGAGAGCCTGCGTCGAAGGGGTCCATCCCCAGCTCCCCGTCGCGAATGGGGTGGAGATCCCAATCCTCTCAATCCTCATCTCCCTATCTGTTTCAATGTCAAACGCGATAGGGGTTGAAGGTGCGATGGGTCCAGAATCCCAACCAGTGGCTGGTTGAGATGATCCGATCCCATCGACAACCTCCAACTTTCCGTTCAGCGCCCGCGCGAGCCTATCTGAGTGCGATTTGAGGATGGGAAAAAGCTTCAGCCCACCCATCCGAATAACATACGAGGGGTGGAGTGAAGGGATGATCCACCGAGTCCTTGGAGGAATTGGGCCCGGGACCTCCCCACCCGCAATGAGGTGCCCAGCCCACTCAGTAATATCCCCCTTCACCCCTACCGCCTCGAGGGCCTGGCCGCCCAGGAGTAAAACGACCTCGGCCCCACTCTTCTCCATCTCCGCCTTGAACCTCGGCCCACACGCAGTCTTCTGCTCCTTCGAAATGCTGGTGCCGTTCGGCACCTTCTGCCCGCTCACCACCACCATCTTCTTCAGCCCACCCGCAGGGAGACAGTTGATGGTGTTCACCAACCTACACTCCCGCAGGTTAATCCCAGCCTCACCCAACGCCGCAGCGAGCACCCTCCCAGAGGCCCCAACGAACGGCACCCCTTGGAGCAGCTCCGTAACCCCCGGGCTCATCCCAACGATCAGGATCCGCGCTTTCGGGTTCCCACTCTCCCCGCTCCAGATCCCTTCCGCTTTCCTCGGGCATCCGTCACACAGCATTCCCGCCACCTTTCCAACTGCGCCACGGTTGGCCCAAGGCTGCCTCTCGCATCAGATGGAGTTGGCTCGTCCCCCAGCCACCGGATGAACGTCCGGAACTGCTTGCCCAGCTCGCGTTCAACCTGAACCCAAGGAACGAACCCACCCCACTTACTCTTCGTCGGGATCCACTCCATCACACACCACGGTAGGTTTGCAAAACCCGCTGAATCCGCGCCGCCTTCTCCGCAGCGCTGGTCTTCACCTTCGCAAAGAACCCCCTCGCTTCGGTGGGCTGTTGAATCCAACTCATCGGCAACGCGCTCCCTGTATAAGGGGAAGCGGTGCGAAGGGTTAGACCCCCGAGGACACCGGTTGAAATGGTGGTGGTGGCCATTGTGGCCGTCCCGGTAGACATAAACGGAGTGGACCAAGGACTAATGCTCGCGACCATCGCAGCAAAGCCCATCGCGTCCTTCTGCACCAGCTCCAAATCCGGAGTCGGCACATCCACCTCCCCCATCATCTCATCCGCGTCCAGATCCATATCAAAACTCATGTCCAGATTCATGCTTCCTCCTCAATCCTCCACAGCTCCTGGATCTTCTCCGGAGCAAACGAAGGATGCTTGCCCTGCCAGGACCTCCGATTCGCTGCCCTGGCCCTGATCCCATGCCGCATGCACTGTGAGCGGTTTCTGAGCGCCGGGAGTGTACAGTCCCTGCACTCCCCCCGCATCCGCTTGTCAGCGCGCCGCAATCTCTGTGCCGCAGAGTCCGCCCTTACGTTTTTTCTTTTCCGCTTGACCCCTTCACCCACAGCTTCCCGCCATCCTTCGCGATGATCCCAATCGCCTTCAGCCCATCAACACAGAATCTCTCAGTATAATTCTTCGAGACCTGAAGGTCCGCATCCCCATCAACCACCTTAAACACCAGCTTCTTCCATCCCCGCTTCGGGGTGTTGCTGATCTTCAGCGTCCCAAAGTACCCAGCCGTCCCTCGAATCTTCCCCAACCCCAGCATCTTCGAGAGCTCTGTCCCAATGACAAACCCATCCACCGCCTCAATCCCACTCGCAACCGCCGCCCCATACGGGCCATTCTTACACATCAAATCCCCACACTCACACTGCGCCGCTTCGAACTTGAGTTCCTTGATCATCCCATTCTCCCCGTAGAAAAAGGAGGGAGGCCAGCGAAACCTTGCATCGTAGGCCACCAACCCCCCTCCCAACCCTCACTTCATCAGTACCTTCACACCCGTCCAACTCATCGGCTTCACACCAACGCTGTCTGCAGCGCTCTTCCCCAAATCCCCATCATCATCACCGTGATTCCCCTGAGTGATACCCGTGCCCTTCCCAGTACAGCGAAACGGCGTGCCTCCTGGTCCACCCGGATGGTTCCAGTGATACACGACCCACGAGTACTGCCCGCCGCATAGCTCATGCAACTGGGTAAACGTGTTCTTATCGAACTGCATCCCAAAGACGAAGTGATTCGTCTGGGTGTCATGCCAGTCGTTCATGGCCTGCCCGAACGCAGCGAGCCAGTTCGATGCCGCACTCGTCACACCGTAGAAGTAGTAGGCCACGAGATACGACCCATCCCCACAATTGAACAACTCGGGGCTCCCTGCCCAGTCGAAGCCAGTCGGCTTGACCACGTACTGCTCGTAGGGCGTGCTGACCGTGACTCCCGGCTTGATCGTGAGTCGAACGCTGATCTCAACATCCTGTGGCCGCGCCCCCTGGAAGCTCTCCTTCGCATACGCCTCCGGGTTGTGATCGGCCAGATCCTCCGCACAACAGATCGTCTGATGGTTCCACTCCACCCCGCTGTGCGGTGCGAACCAGACCTGATCCCCATCCACGATCCTCGACTCGCCGCACGTTCGAGCCTCATTCTGAAGCTGGCAGCCGGTGCTCTCGGTGTAGCCCGGGTCGCTCGTTGGGACCTGCGCAAACGCCGCCTTCAACCCCATCACCCACGACAGCACCAGCACCACCACCGCAACCAAAACCCCAGTCCCAACCTTCTGCCTTGTCGTCATCTCATCTCCTACTTCACCACAAGAATCGTGTCGAAAGTGTGCTTCGTCTCCGCTAACACCAACTGCCCCTTACTCACCGCACCAACCCCACTCCCCGCAGGCAAATACTCCCTTACCCGCGCCACCGCATCTTCCTCCGTCTCCGCGATCACCTGCACCGTCCCATGCCCCACGCTCCCATCCGGCGCGGTAACCTCAACCATCCACGTTGAGAGGTTCCTAAACTCCTTCATCTAAATCGCCTCCGTCATGTCTTCAGTCCCATTCCCATGAACCAGCACCCAAACCTTCCCCATCCTAACCCAACTCTTCACCCTCGCGGTGATCTCTTTCTCCGCGGTTTTCGAGTTCCGCAGAAACAACTTCCCATCCAGCTGCATCAGCGGCACCTGCATCCCCACCAACACACACCCCTTCGTATCCGCCTCTGTGTTCCCAGCGTGGATCCGGATCCCAATAAACCCCGGCACATCCATGATGAGTGGAAGTGGACGCTCAAACCGATTACTCCAAGTCAGCGCGAGTTCATACAGCCCCGGAGGAATCGCCCCCTTCTCCCCCGCCCGCACATGCAGCGGGTTAGAGGGGTCCTCGAGGGTCCACGCGAGTCTGCGACTCATCTTCCCCCCACTATCCCCAATCCCAATCTCCCCGGGAGTCCCACCCTTTGTGCTGATCCCCCGGTTAATCACCAGCCTCGTCATCCTCATCTCCTCCTTCCCTACATGCAGCGCACATATACTGATCCCCAGCATACTCCGTGGTGTCTGTTGGGTCTGTGGGAGGATGATCGGTGTGCGCAAACCCACACTCCTCCACCTCCCCACACCAAAAGCAAACATGCTGCATCCCACACCCCAACTGTGGTTGGATGGTGGCCCAGGCCAGATTCGAACTGGCGACCTGAGGTTTAGGAAACCCCTGCTCTAATCCCTCTGAGCTACCGGGCCGTTCCCTTTCCCATCTCCACAACTCATCCTGGGTAATAATCCCCAGCTCCACCGCTTCCCCAGGACTCATCTTCCCAACCCAATCCGTCCGCACCGGACGCTCCTTAACAAAACGGCCGCACCAACGCGCGGACCACCTTTTCTCCAGCTCCCTGGACCGCAATCACCACCGCGTCCTGCCCAGTGTCCGCCACCAGCACCACGACCTTCACCTTCTCGCTCTCCAAAATCATCGCTACCTCATAAACCTTCTTCTCCCCGTTATTCCCCTGCGTGATCATCCTGTCCTCCATCTTTGGTGGTTTGTGATGCGCTTCAATTCCATGCCCCCAATCCCCGCAAACCAGACACTGCCCATATGGGATCAAAGATCCCTCCCGCATTCCCCGCACGCCTCAGTATGCGGCTTCCTCGGCCACTTCCCCCACTCCCACAGCGCCAAGATGTCTCCATAATTCGCGAGATCAATGAGCGTGTCATTCATCGTCTCATCCTTCGCGTCGTCCTTCTGGTTCAAGAACCTCGCGATCTTATCCCGCAACCGCGTGAGAATCCCAACCCGTCCACTCTCCGCGATGTTGTTCGGCCCATACTTCCTATGGCGCTGAACCATGATCTCAAACTTCTCCTGATACAGCGTCAACAGGGCCAGTTCCAAATCAGAATCCCCAGATTGAAAAGCTGGAAACTCCACCATCCAGTGATCCCCATTAAGCCGAATCGAATCCATTATGCTCCTCCCAGCAACTCCGACAAAGGGGAGAGGTGTCGCACAACCGACACCTCCACCCCTCTGCCGTTCCATCCCCACACCACCTACACGTCAAGGTCTCCAGATCACCCACGACACCACTGCCACCAGCGCCATCAGGGCGACCATCGCGAGGAACCCCAAGGCTCCCCGCACCATCTGCTTGATCATGGGTGATTAACTCGCCCTCCAGTTAGACAGGCGCTGGCGGGGGGTGCCATCCTTATCCGGGCCCACATTCACATCCACAACCACGCTCAGCCCCTGCACATCCACACTCCGCAGCTCCCCCGGGCTCGGGTACCCATCCATCCCAAACGCCTTACACATGGCGCTGAAACTCTGGTAACTGATGGTGGTTTGCTGCGCCCGGTTCTCCGGCTTTCCAGTCTCCACTGCGTTCCAGTAGAAGTTGAAAAACTCCGAGAACTGCCGCCCATCATTCAATCCACCACTCCCAGCCTTCACCCTGAACCCAACCCGCAGGTTCTCCTTCCCCTCCCCCTCGTCCTTCGTAAACTCCACATCATCCACCGTGATCTCCTCCGTCCACCGCTTCATCCCGTTCTTCAACACGATGGCGTCCGAAGGGGGCGTCAGATGGCGGCTCGAGAGCTTCGCCCCGAGTGCGGGGCTGATCCTGTAGTAATCCACGATCACTTCTTTCTGTGTTTGTGATTAACGAACGCCCGGCCAGCTCTTCCCGTTCGCGATGCTGCCCACCACGCTCGGGCTGACCTCGTACTGCCTGGCCAGGAGGCTCAGGATACCAGTCCTGGTCTTCGGCTGCCAACCAGAAACTCTCAGATGCCTCCGAATCTCCCTGACCTGCGCCTTATTCAGCTTACTCTGCCGAATCCAGTACGCCTGCTTCCTCGGTGTCGATGGCGGCTTGCGTCTAGGCGTCGGAGGATCCGGCACCTCAATCACAATCGTCATCGGAATCGTCATCTTCATACCTTCTCTACCTCCTTCTTCTTCACCGTGATCTTCATCTCCCCAACCCACCCTGTCCTTTCATACTCCAACCTTCCCTCCTCCACCGCTTCCATCCCCCTCAACACCTCACTCGCATTGAGCGTGGTCTCCCCACCCAACTTCTCCACCAGGGCCAAAACCATTCCCATCAGCTGAAGTGCATCAGGCTCCGACAGAGTCATAGCTCTCCCAGAACTTTCTCTGCTCCCCCGCACTAATCTCAACTAGCGGGGGCATCGCAGTTTTTGGACTGCCGTTCCGAAACCCCGCTGTCCAAATCCCCTTCTGCGCAGTATGAACAACCCACTTACTCCCACTCAACCCACTCGTCCTCTCCATCCTAAAAACCGCGTCAAACCGCCCAGGAATCCACTTAACCGCCTTCTTCCCCACCAACCCCGGGCCACCAATAAGCCCATCTGGGTTCCCGCCCTTCGGCTCGAGGAAGTCATCGTGAAAAACCACGATCACATTCATATCTTTCTGCGTCTCCATCAGCAGATCCAGCACATACGAAATAGATCCCTGCGCCGCACCATAATCCCCTTCCATCGGGCTCGTGTGCCAGCTCTTCGTCCCCTTCACCCCCAGCTGCACCGCATGCTTCTCGCTGAAAACCCCCGAGTTCGCGTACTGACGCAGAAGCTTGAAGGAAAACACCGTCATCGTATCGATGATAATCGTCTTCGCCTTGGGCCACCGCTCCCGCCAGTTCGTGGTCACGATCTCCACGCTCTCCTCCAACCAGTTCGGCTTCCCCTCCGGCACCACCATCCGCATCCGGTCCCGGTTCGGATTCAGCACACTCCTCAGCGCCTCCCCAGATGGGTCATACGGCACATAAACCGCCTCTTCCCCCCACTTCTCTCCCCACGGCAGTGCGGTGGCGAGCTGCGTTTTCCCCGTCTTACTCGGGCCGTAAATCGCAACCCTCTCAGGCTGACTCTCCAACTTTTCTACGATCCTCATTTTATCCCCGCCGTCCAAAGGAGATGAACACCAAGGGCCATCAACCCGATCACCAGCAGCGCCATTGCAGTCAGCCATAGCGTGGCTACCCAATCCCCGAACCCATCCTTCTGTTGGCCCCACACATCAACCAACATCAGTATCAGCGCTCCCAATCCTAACCCCAGCATTAGGGTGGCGAGTACCTTAAACAGGATTCCCATCATCCGTCTTCTCCAACCTGCGTCTGAGCCTAACTTCCTTCAGCGCCAGTTCCACCCTGCTCGCCGCGAGATCCAACTCCCCACACTGGGGATCCTCCGCCGCACTCCTCGCCTCAATCCTCCACCCGCCATGTGGATCCATCTCGAGTCTGGTCTGTAGCCGTCTAACTTCCGCCACCAACTTCGCCGTCTCCTGCTCCAACGGCTGCCGCGTAACCTTCAAGCGGGTTGATTTGTGGGAGAGATTCAATCCCTTCACCTCCCCAACAAACTCCGTACGCCTCACATAGACTGTTACCATAAACCCCCACACACCTCTTCCTATCCGCCCTCGTCGGCGGGTTGCCGCTGTCCATCCGCGCCACCACACTCAACAAATCCCTCTCCGCCATCTCCGTCATGCGCTCCGGGATCGAGATGAACTCAATATGAAGTGCGCTGTTCGGATCCTCGACCACCCGCTTCCGGCTGATCTTCCGCACCACATTCAGCATCGTCCCCCGCACCTGCGGATACTTCGTGCGCAGCAGCCCCGCATAGATGGACTCATGCAGCGAGACCCTCACCCCCGCCGCAAACACCCCAACCGGCACCCCCGCAGCCACCGTCTTATGCTGCACATGCCACCACGCACCCTTCCACATCACCACCGCATCGGGCCTCCCAAACACCTCCAACCCAGGCGCAAGCTTTTTACTAATCTCCGTCTCCACCATCTCAACCCTATCCCACGGCTTCGGATTCCTCACCCACTGCGCAATCGCAAGATCCAGAACCTGCGCTTGTTCATAAAGCTTTGCGTCGGTCGAATCTACTCCGTCCGCAACCAGTCCTGGGCTTTCCCCAACCATTGCTTTCGCAAGGGCTTCGTGCGCCAGCGTTCCGATTCTCTGCGGGCCTGATCCAGAATGTCCTCTTCCATCCCGCCAGTGGTACTGGTGGAGCTGCTCGCAGTCGATGAAATCGAGGACTTCTGAGACATTAACTCTCCGCATCTCCAACACCTCCCCCTCCAATACCTAGCCTGTTCCCTCTGCGCCCTCGCAATCTCCCTCACCCACCTAATCTTATCGCTCCCCTGGAGCGAGTCAAACTCTTCCTTCGCGAGCCGGTGCATTTCCTCTGGTGGGAACGTTCGCAAGATCCGTGCCATCAAACACACCACTTCCCCCAACCCCAACCCACTCTTCTTCACCGCCGCTTGTAGCCGAAGCCCATCCCACCTAGGTTCCTGGTGATGGAGTAGGCCCGCCGCCCTGAACATCCGGATCAGGGCCACCTTCGAGATCCCGAACGCCTTCCCCGCGTTGGTCATCCCCCGCATCTTCGCTATGAGCCAAATCCTCTCCACCACCTCCGGCCCCAGGTCCTGGGTGTTCAACCAACTTCGTTCTGTTCCTCTCCCGCGTTTCTTGCTCCGCCGCATTCCACATCGCCCTCCGGATCCACTCGGGAAAACTAATCCCCTCTGCCGCTGCGAGAACCCGGCCAAACATCGCAAGCTCCACGGGGAGGATTAGATGAACGTCCTTCTGCTTCTTCACTTCTTCCCCTCGATCTCGTCCAGGATCTTGACCAACGCACGAACCCCATCGGGCCATTCCGCAAAGTTCCAAGGGTCAGCAGTCCACTCCCTCACCCTCCGCACAGCCTCCGCCTTCCCTTCGGCGCGGGCGGTGGCAAGTCTCGCTGCGATGATGTCCTCCTGCGAGTGTGCATCGCCACCGCGCAGCGCATCCTGAATCACCTCGCCAAGTGCTTCGGCCGCTAGCTTCTCATCCCGCTCGGTCGGTTCGCTCATGGCCATCGCCCTCCAGGCTGTTGCTGCTGTGGTCCACCACACGGGCGACACGGCCACGACTCACAGTGACGATGCACCCAAGCATGAACAATACGTGCCAGTAGATTCCTCACGTCCCTTCCCTCGCCTCCGTGATCGCGGTGACCAGGTCCCTTGCCAAGTCAATGTTCAAGGGTGTGCGGATGTAGATTTCGGCTGCGTTCACCAGCGCGTCCAGCTTGGCCCGCAACCGCTTCAGTTCATCATTGAAGTCGTCAACCCGCTTGCACTTGTGACACAGGTACGGCTCATGCCACACCGACCCGCAGTCACTCCCCTTCGGACTCGTCGTGTCGGTCATTGCTCCCGCCTCTCCCGCTCCAGCTTCTCGACGCGATCGTCCTTGCAGTCACACTTGAATACGTCGTAGATCAGTGTCAGCCACCAGCCAAGTACGATGGCTTCCAGCAGTCCCACCTTCTCCCCCTTCCTGTGTGGTTCGGCCGGGCCAGGCCATCATGTCGCTCCCACCCCTCGGCTCTCTCCGCACGGTCGTCATGGCTTCCTCTTGACCTCCCCCATCTCCATCCCTTACCTTCTCCACTGTAGTGAGGGTCCGCTGGGAAGTCAACACCCAACCTGTCCAAAAAGGTGGGTTTGTTTTCCCCCCAAACCCCCCTCACATTATATTCTCAGATCTCTATATATAGAGACCTGAAGAGAGAGTATTTTCTGAAACTCTGCTCAACATGCCGCACCAACCCCCCAACCGGGGCCCAACGCCTCTGCGCCCGTTGTCGCAGCGACTACAACTCCCACTACCGCCTTCTCCACCCATCCCCCTCCGCTGGGAAGCACCGCGTCAGCAAAAAAGCGATCAGTGCTTGGTTGTCCCAGGATTGTCGGTGCGCTCGATGCTCCACCCCTCTTCCTCCGGGCTCGTGGACTCTATCGTCCTCGCCTGAAGGTCTCCTAGTGCGCTGTCGAGGCCGGTGCGAATCTCCTTCACATCCTCCGTCAGCACCTCCAGCATCTCCGTAACCTCCTCAACCCCCGGTGGGTTGGTCGAGATCTGCTCCGCCCTCGCCTTCTCCAGCTTTCTAATGGCCTCCTCGAGCGGGTGATCCTTCCTTCCCGGATGCATCACCACCAAGTTCTTCGCCGCCGCGATCAGGCTCAACAGCTCAATCCACCTCAGCTCCACCTTCACCATCTTCCTCACCTCCCCATCTGTTTAGTGGGAGTTGTTTTCCCCCGATTTTAACAGTTAGACACTTTGGTGGGAAAACACCCCCATCACCTATTCTCCGTAATCGTCATCCAAACTTCCTCCGGCAGCCAAATCTCCTCCCACTTCGCCCCATCCTGCCCCTGCCTCACCCTCAACCTCGGTAAGGTTTGCTGCACCTCAACCCACAGCTTCCAAGTCACATGGATCAGCGCCCCAGGTCTCGGGAGGAAGAAGTGTATACATTCCTTCCCATCCCCCACACAAACATTCACCTTCGACTCCACAACCTTCGGGTCCGCGGCGCTCCTAAACCCCTGAATCACCAACCTCACCCCAATCCCACCAACCTCAAACTTCCACGCCCTCTCCCCAAGCGTCGGCCGCGGCTTCCCTTTATCCCACTGACACCTCGGCGCCCAGATCCAAACTTTCTCCTTGCCCTCCATCTCCTTCACCTCCATCCTACTCCCCATGACCGAACCCAAAGGCCGGGGATCCTGGTCCATCACCCGATCCCCAGAAACGCAATCCATCATCGCCGCGGGCCTCACATCCAACGAGCCCATCAAGGTCATCGCGCGTCGGGTTGGTGTAACCCCCGCTGCGATTCGTCGGTGGAAAAAAACCCACTTCGACCGTGGCGGAGACTGGTCCCCTCCCCCAACCCCTGTGGTAGAGGCGTCGGTTGAAGGGTCCCAATCCCGCCCTGACCAAGCTCGTGAACAGCTCTGGACCATGCTCCACGACCGGGGCGCTCCAGCCTCTGCCCGCGTCGCGGCGTTCGAAAAGCTCCAGGCGTCAGAAAGCTGGGGCTCAGCCGACCCATTCCTCCCTGCCCCGCTCTCCATCGAAGCCCTGGTCAACCGCGTCCTAGCCCTGGTTTCTTCTCTCCCTTCCGATGCAAGGGATTTGCTCCTAGCAGAACTGCAACCACCCCAACCAGCTCCGGTTCACAGCTCTCCGGGTCCCTCACCAGCGCCACCATCTCCGCGCACCCCTGACTCGAGCACGCAAACGCAAACTGCCTAATCCCATCCGTCCCAGCCATCCTTGGCTTCGAGGGGTCCGCACCCAAAATCGCGGTGTCCGCGAGGGCCGCAGTCTTCCCCGCCAAATACCCAACGATGCGGAAAAACTCCTCCACCCCCAGCTTCTCCGGGGCCTTCAGCATCCGCTTCGCCTCGTCCTGAAACTCCTTCACCTCCTCCTTATGCCCCTCAATCAACTCCCTCACCCGGTCCATATCCTCCGAACTGACATGAACCTCCCCGCACTTCTCACACTTCTCCCCCGGCGTTTGGTCATCGAACATCGAGTGTTTCTCCCCACTCGGCCCAAACGCGCTCTCCACATCATCCGATGGAGTCGATGGAGTCGAAGAGGAACACTTCGGGCACTTAACCGCCCCAAATCCCAGCGTCCCCCTCCCCTTACACAACCCGCACACCTCACTCATCCTGTCTCACCTCCCCGAACTGTTTCAAAAACCGTTCCGTGACTTTCCGATCCTCCTCATGCTGAAGGTTTGAAAGTTCAAACCTCGCAACCTGCCACTTCGCCCGCATCTTCAACCGCTCCCCCAACGGCGCATGGATCAGCCGATAAAGCTTCCTCCGCGCCATTAGGGTTTTCACTTTCCGCTTCAATCCCGCCTGAGAATGGGTGAAGGTTTCCCCGGGCCCATCCAAGGTCCCAGCGCACTGGTTACACAACGTAACCATCCTCCCATGCATCTCCCTCGGCATCCCGAGTTCCCCGCACAGAAGGCACTTAAACTCCATCACCCCTCCTTATCGGCTTTTCCAACCCGAATGATCTCCTTCGCCTGGGCCTTCAACCCCGGCACTCTCTCCAACCCATACCCCCCAATCACCACCATATGCAGATCCGCCTGCACCTGGTAACACTGGGTCACCACCTCCGGTCCCATCCCCATCCCAAACGCATGGGACAGTTGAACCTCCTGGTGGGTCTGGAAATCACTCACCACCACTAGATCATCAGGATGGAAATCCTGCTCAACCTTCGCCATCGCAGCCCCAGTGAAGTCGTCCCCCGCATTGAGGTTTCCCAACTTCCCCAGGTTTCTAAGAACATCCATCGGCTTGATGGGGTTCGAGATCCGCATCCCGTAAAACCACACCATCACCTCATGCCCACCGTCCCCAGCCTCTTCACTCATCCGAATCGCTGTTGCGGTGGCAAACGCATGTGGCTTCCCATGCATGCTCCCAGAACTATCCACCACGATCCCGATCTTCTTCTTCGGATCCTCCACAATCTCTCGCCGTTCCCAGCGCTTCTTGCGGAGATCCATCCTTGCAGCCCGCTCCAAATAGAGAGTCGGAGGGAGCCAAAGGTCATCACTAGCCTCTGCTGGTGTCGCCTTTCTCCAATCCCACTCATCCGCAGGCTCATCGACCGGGACCAGGCGGAAATGTTTGGTACTTTTCGCGAGCAGAATCAGTTCCTTCGGGACCTTGTGCAACAGCCCTGCGACCATCGCAACTTGGGTGATGTAATCCCAATTCGGCCCACCACCCGCAGTCCCCACCGGCCCATGCAAATCCTCATCCGTGAGCTGCTCGTTCAACCAATTCCAATCGATGTCTTCCTCCGCATCGTACCCCGAAGCACTCCCCGTCCCCGTCGCTTTGAGGACGTGGTGAAGAAATTCCTCGCGAGTTTCCTCGTCTGGCATTTCCATCAGGCGTTTGTAGAACTTACTCCGCTTAAACCTCCGGGCCATGCGCAGGCTCTGCGCAGTCTTTCCCCTTCGGTACTGACTCCAGGGATTCGGGCGTTGGAGGAGAGGCCGCGCATCCGCGACACTCCCCTTAATCCACTGCCCCCAGTCCACTGGACTCAGCTGGAGCCGTTCTCCAACACTCCTACTCTGGGTCGATTCGGGGTAGACTTTCGATTGAAAGTCACTCCGCACCGTCCTCCTCCTTCGTCACTGCTTCCGCGAGAGTGCGGTTCATGAAATCCCGAATCAGCCCATCCTGCGTGTCCTGCCAGTCCTTCAGCGCAGAGTCGTGGTTCTTCCCACTCACCTCCGCCATCTGGGCCAGCAGCGCCAGGGCCTGATTCGTGATCCTGACCTTCGCCTTGAAACTGCGCGTGGAACCGAACTTGGCCTGGAGCATCCGATACTCCCCATTCAGCCTCTTAAATCTCCCATTCGCAGTCTTCTCAGCCGCAGCCTTCGCCGCCCTCTCCATCACATCCTTAACAGCCCCGCTCACCAGTGGAGTGGATTCTGCAGTCGCGACATACCCCGCCGCTTCCACAACATCCTCCGCCTCCACCTGAGCCCGACCATTCACCGCCGCACTCGCCTTTGCCATCGGAATCAGGTTCTGAACCACCCGTCTCGGGGTCAGCCCAAACGCGG